CTAAATTCTCCAATTTATATCAATGATGCCAGGTTTAACAAATACCTTATCTATCAGGTTTTTAATGGCAAAAGATTGCTCCTCATAGCTCAATTGAGTGATGTCCTTTGTGCCTAATAATTTTTGGAATTGCTTTCGGTTTTCTTCTTGGTTGATAGCTGGGTTATTATTAAGCTCATTTTCTAGTAAATCTTTTTGTTTTAAGAATGTGTAAGTTTGAGTTTTTAACTCATCTAATGAAATCATATCGTTAAGGTAGAGGTCATTAAGTCGTTTCATTTTATTATTGAGGCTATTGATTTGATTTTCTATTTCCTCAACATTTATTATTTCTGGAGTTTCAAACATTTTATTTAATTTAGCCTTATTTAGCTGCAAGAGTCTTACTTGACCTAGTACGTATATTTCAATATCATCCTTTTCATAAAATCCAGAGTTGCATTTTTGGCCATTGTTATATACTGTAATCCCTTTTGTGGTTCTTGGAAATCTATTTACACATTGGTAGCGTATATTGCGCGTGCCATCTTTTCGTTTAGTTCCTAGAGTGACTCCCATTGGAGAACCGCAGTACCCACATTTAATAATGCCGGATAACATATATTTTGCTCTAAATGGCCTTGTGTTTTTGTTAAATTCATAGGTCTCAAGTTGTCTCTTTTTAAGTTCTTTTTGCACAGCCTCAAATGTTTCACTATCAATTATTGGATCATGATTACCTTGATATACTTCTCCTCTAAATCTAACCATTCCCATATAAACTGGATTTCTTAAAACCCTACTAACTCCTTGATAGTTCCAAGGTTTGCCATTTCTCAACAAATCATTTTCATTAAGATAGTCTCTTAATTTGGTTAGTGATCTACCAGATAAGTACTCATTATAGATGGTTTTCACCACAATAGCCTCTGCTGGGTTGATATTAAGTGAGCTAGTAACTTTATCATAAGTATAACCAAATGCAATAGTGCTGGTCATCATAGGTTTACCAGACTTAGCACGGCCGATCTTGCCCATCATCATACGTTCTCTAATAGTATCCCTATCTAATTGCCCGAAAGCTGACAAAATACCAACCATTGCTTTTCCTAGAGGGGTTGAGGTATCAAAGTTTTCTGTTAAGCTGATAAAGCCTATTCCATTTTTTTCTAGTACATCCTCAATAAATGAAATATTATTACGTTGCGAGCGCCCAAGCCTTTTTAAGTCATAGACAATCATGGTATTAAATTTTTTCTTTTGGGCATCTCTCGATAGTCTGCTTAATTCCGGTCTTTCAATCGTAGCTCCAGAGATACCAGCATCAACATAAGTATCATGGATTTTCCATTTGTGTATGCTACAGTAGCTTGTAAGCAATGCAATTTGCTCATCGATACTATAACCCTCTTCTGCTTGTCCTTTTGTACTCACGCGCACATAAATAGCAACTTTATTCATCGTTAGCCTCCCTATTTTGTAAGTTTTATGGTAAAATAGGGTATAGAAAAAAGACCTATACCCTTAGTGTTTTAGGTTGCTTTTCAAATTGGTTTAAGTCCCATGCTCAAATTTTGGTCGAGGAGAGCAGGGGCTTTTTATTTTAGTTGTTTACTTTTACTTTCATAGATTTGTTTACAATGCCACTTTCTTCAGCAAGTGTTGTATCATCTTCTGATTTGATGTATAGATCAGGTGAGTTGGTAAATCCTAGATCATATCCATTATCAATTGCCCAATTGGAGAAAGTACTTTCTTTGATGCTATATAAACTATCAGCGATTTTTTGAATTTCACTGTTAGAGTTATATTTAACATCTTGAGGGACATAAAGATAGATAACATTATTACCAACAGGTTTAACTGTTACCTGGTATCCACTAGCGCTTAACTGATTATTGATTTCAGTAGTAAGATGGGATGCAAATTCAGTATTTGAAACCTCTGTATAATCTTTACCATCGTTTTTTACTTCTTGTGATGATTGGCTAGTTTCTTCTTTGCTTGATGATGTACTAGTCTGTTCTGTTTTTTCAGTTTCTTTACTGTTATTTTTTGTGCTATCATTGCCACCGATAAAAAAGCTGGCAACCCAGACTAACAGGATAATTGCGATAAGAGATGACAAGCATCCCCCTTTTTGTTTTTGCATAGTATTCTCCTTAATTTTCCCTATAGATACTGATCACTTCCCCAATAGTGCGGATGTCATCGTCTTCTGATAGATAAATTTCCTCATAATTATTGTTAAGACTTTGTAAATACCAAGCGCCACCATAATCACGCTTGAGTTTTTTTACAAAGTTTTTTCCGTTCACTTGGAAAATCCCAATACTGTTAACATCAACTTGACTTTTTACATCGATAAAAAGTAAGTCGTTGTTTTCTATAAGTGGCTCCATACTATCCCCAACAACTTGTGCGATAGTATCGTATTTTTCTGGTACTTCTTCTTCCAAAAGTTCAACTTCCATGTGTAAGTTTTCCTCTTGATAGCTACCTAGACCAGCAGCAACTACACCCTCAACATAAGCAGTGACTCTTTTTCTATCATCGAAAATAGAGATAACATTATTTTCCTGCTCATTTAGTTGTTTCTCTGCGTAAGTGATAACATTTTCTTGCCTGCTAGGTTCGAGTTTGTCGTAAAGCCATTGTATTTTTGAGGTATCTCCAAACATCATTGTCTGAGGCTCAACCCCAAAATATTTTGCTATTTCTTCTATTTCATATATTTTAGGTGAGCGAGTACCAGCCTCCCATTTTGAAATAGTAGATTTTGTTTTGCCGACTTCCTCAGCTAGTTGCTCCATAGTAAGATTTTTTTGCAATCTATACTTGTTTAGCATTTGAGGAAAGGCTATTTTAGTTTTCATTATCCCACCTCCTTTTTAATCTATTATATAGTGCAATTATAACTCAGTGTATCAAAAATGTCAACAAAAACGAGTAATAAAAAGAAACAAATAAGCTAAAAACGCTGATATAAAGGGTTTTTAGATACAAAAAGAAAAAAAGTTGACTTTTTTTACACAAAAGTGTTGACAAAATAGAAACAAAGGGATAGAATTACATTGTAGAGTTGACAAAAAGGAAACTCAAGATAAACAGAAAGGAGTAATTTATGGAAAAAGTAGTAGCAGATAAAAATGCTTTTGAAAAACTGCTTGATAAAAGTGGGCTAAAGCGTAAAGTTATCGCTGAACGTTTAGATATTTCTCGGAGCGCTCTGTATAAGAAACAGAAAAATCCTAGAAATATAGGAGCAGATGAAATGGCAGAGTTTGCGGACGTCTTAGGAGTTGATCCTAAAACAGTTTTAAATGCCATTTTAATTTCATAGGTTGTTGACAAAAATAACACAACAGAAAGGAATAAAGTGAAAAGAACAAAAAAAGCACCTACGGACTGCAATCCAAGTAAGGCGCTTGTTTAAAAAAACTACTTTAATTATACCACATAATGAAAGAACTGAACAGCACACAACAACTATTAGTAAACAACTGGCAAAGGAAAAACTATCCATTAAGCGAGATTTTAATTAATAGTTTGGTAGGTTTAACAATTGTTGACACTCTCGCAATTTTAGCAATTGCTAGAAAGGAAAGAAAATGGTTAAAGAGCATTACATAGTAACGCACACGATGGCAGATGGAACAAAAAGAGACAGCGTTGCCGGATATGTTATCCCTGATGATAACCCAGTATATGAGCTTTTTAGAAAAGTAAATGAGCACAGATTGGAGGCTAACGGTTAATGAGATACATATTTCACCAACACCCATGAAAACTATACCTCTTTGAATAATGCTTTTTTGCAAGATACTAATTTGAGCTTGCAAGCAAAGGGATTGCTTGCTGAAATCCTTAGCAACAAGGATGACTGGCGCATCTATATAAGTGAACTTGAAAAAAGGTCAACTAATGGTAGGGATGCTCATAAAGCAGCTTATAAGGAATTACAGGAGGCAGGATATATACGAGTTGTAAGATTTAGTAGAGGATATAAAAAAGGTGTTGAAAATTATGTTTTCGCACAAGATATACCAATAAAGGATAGTCACTTAGATTATTTTAAACAGATATTAGATGGAGAGTTATCCAAAGGTAAAGGCAATTCAACTTACTGAAAAATCAACAGTTGAATTATTCAATAGTTGAGAAAATCAACAGTTGAATTATTCAATAGTTGAGAGAATCAACAGTTGAAAATTCCACTACTAATAAATACTAACTATACAACAAGTACCAATATATAACAATGTAGTGCTAACGCACACTAAAAAACAACAATCTTGAGCCTAACGGCACTAACTCATAATAACTACTAACAAATAACAAACTCATCCTTATAGATAATAAGGGAATTACAGAGTTTTTTTAAAGGAGGAAAGAAATATGCCAAATTGGGCAGAGGGGACTCTTAAATTAAGAGGCAGACGCGAAAACGTTGCATCAGCTTTAAAAGAAATGCTATTAGGAAATAAAGGCGCAACGCTTGAAGATGAAAACGATGGTACTCTACTAAGATTTAAAAATGAGTATGATTATTTTTATATAAACGGTACAAGGCGTGCGTTTATTTCCAGTAAAGATATTGAAATTTGGTTGGATGATGATTTTGTGATTATCGAGCTTGAAGATTTCAAACAAGCATGGGCAGCATCGGCTGACAATTACACAGAAATTTCTAGTAAGTTTGATGTTGATATTAAAATTTTCACTTTTGAAATGGGTATGGAATTTACACAGGAAATTGAAATTTCAAAAGGTGAAATCATCAAGAATATTGTAAACGAAAACTTTACTAACTATTCATGGGATGTGCCTTTTAGCAGACTTGGAGGATAGATGATATGGCAGATTTAACATTTGCAGAATTACAGCGAAAAATGCAAATCGAAAAACAAACGAAACAGGGAGTGAAATATCCGTTTAGAACCGCAGAGGACATCAATAATAAATTTAAGTCTTTGGATAGCGGTTGGAGTGTATCATTTCCAGAAGATGACATCATTCAAAAAGGTGACAAACTGTATTATAAAGCGGTAGCTGTTGCTAAAAGAGAAAGTGATGGCACGATTGAAAAAGCTATTGGATGGGCTAGAGAAGAAGATGTACCAATTTTTCACACACAAAAAGGGGATGTGAAACAGATGCAAGATCCACAATGGACAGGTGCGGTTGGTTCTTATGCTAGAAAATATGCCTTACAAGGTTTATTTGCCATTGGGGGTGAGGATGTTGATGAGTATCCTGTAGAAGAAAGCCAAGTACAGGGGCAGAATAATCAGCAACAGAAACCAAACAACCAGCAAGCCCAAGAACAACAAGTAAGGTACATTGATAACATTCAGTATCAAGAAATCATCAAGAACGTTGAAGAGTTTGCGACGATTAAGGGAGCGCCATTTGATACAGTTGCAAATTTTGTATTGAGCAAGTACCAAATAGACGATTTCCACAAAGTGCCAGTTGATGGCTATAACATAGTGATGGAATATCTCACTAAACAAATTCAAAAAGCATACGAAAAACAAGGAGTATAAGACATGGTAAAAGATGTAACTTTGAGTGAATTAGAAAACATTAAGCCAATTTATGTGCCAGGGAAAATCACTCTTGACTTTGATGGTCTTGACAAAGCTATTGCTCTAGCTGTTGCGCAGCTGGAAGATAAAAAAATTGATGAGCTTGACTATAAAGAGATTAAAGATCAAATTACACGGTATAAAGCTCTTGACGATGGGCTAGATGCAGAGCGTAAGAAAATTGCTAAGAATTTCAAAAACCCTCTTGATGAATTTGAAAAACGACTTGCCAAGTCACGAACCCCACTAGGTGAGCTATTAGAAAAACTTAGAAAAATCAGAGATGATATTGATGAGCATGAGCGTTTGTTGCGCGTGGATGTTGTCCGAGCTACCTTTGAGGATAAGTGTATGGTCGCAGGGATTGAAAAATCCACATTTGCTGACAAATACGATGAGTACAGCCTCAAGAAACATTTTAAAACAGGCAAGTATGAGCTGAAAAAGACAACACTTGATGAAATGGATGCCTTGGTGCTTTCAGAATTTGATGCCCTGGAAGAGTACAAGGCCAACAAGCAAGCTATCCAAGAGCAAGCTCAAGAGTACGATTTGCCAGCTGACAGCTACATCAGACATCTTGAAGATGGTAAGAGTCTTGTTGATATCCTCAAGATGATGAAAACTGATCGTGATGCTGAGATTGCACGCAAGGAGCAGAAAGAGGCTCAAGAAAAAGCAGAAGCTGAACGACTTGAAGAAATTGCTCAATTGGCCAAAGAAAATGCTAATGCGCATATCAAGGCTTACGATGCTGAAACAGGCGAGATTTTGGAGCAGGGTACAATTACACCAGAACCACAAAACAACGTGCAAGAGGTGGCAAAATTTGAGCCTAGCGAGCCTTTAACAATTAATTTGCGTTTGACATTGCATGGTGGGAAATCTCAGCTTAATCAGTTGCAAGAATGGCTTGAGGATAACTTTATCAGTTTTGAAACTTTGGAGGGTTAGGTGGAATTTAGAAAGTATCAACTTATTTTAGAATTTGAGGAGGCTAACAGGCCTCTCACACAAATTGAAAAGAAAAGCCTTGCTAGCTACTCTATCGAGTATTTAAAAGTGGGGCTAGATAGCTTAGAACGTGAATATTGCAACAGGAGGTATGCACAATGAAATTTAATGAACTGATTGAAAATGTAAAAGGTTGGTCAACAGCTAAGGAGCTTGACAAAGCAAGCCCATTATCTCAAATGCTCAAACTCAATGAAGAGTGGGGGGAGCTCAATGGTGCGACAGTACGAAAGGATAAGGAAAAGATAGCTGATAGCGTTGGCGATATGATGGTTGTCTTGACTATTCTAGCTCAACAGATGAACTTTTCTAAAATCCATTTGTCTCTCAATCCAGATGAGAACGGACAGCATAACTTTCATTATGTAGATCAATGGTCAGTAGAGGTACTGTACTTGCACATTGCTAATGAAATTGGGTTGATTGCGCGTGGTTTGGTTGATGTTTCAACTAATACAAATCGCATTAACGCACGCACTCAAATTCAGTTAAGTAGCCGTAACATTGCTATTTATCTGATGTTTGTTGCTAAGAAATTTGATTTGACTTTGACAGAGTGCCTTGAATTGGCATGGAATGAAATCAAAGACCGTCAAGGAAAGATGGTGGATGGTGTGTTTGTTAAGGAGTCAGACCTATGAGATGTTTTTATGTCAGTGGTAAAATTGCAGATCTTGATTTGGGGTCAGAAATCAATGCAGAAAATTCATTTATGGCTGCTATTGAGTTTGTGAAACGATACGCCAGCTTATTAAAATTTGGTTCAAATGAAATCAAGGTATCAGAAGTAGAGGAGGTTTCAGCATGACAGTTTTAGCATGGCTAATCTATAATCTATCGGTACTTGCTACCTCCTTATACCTTACTATTCATTTTAATTCTGGATGGTGGATGCTTCTTGTTTTGATTGCATCAACCGACTTAAAAACTAAGAGAGGTACAATCAATGATAAATAACGTTGTTTTAGTAGGGCGACTTACAAGAGATGCCGAACTGAGATATACGCAATCTAATATTGCGGTTGCTACATTTACTCTTGCTGTAAATCGTCCGTTTAAGAACGAGGCTGGAGAGCGTGATGCTGATTTTATCAATTGCGTTATCTGGAGACAGTCAGCTGAAAATCTTGCTAATTGGGCTAAAAAAGGCTCATTGATTGGTATCACAGGAGTAATTCAAACACGTAGCTATGATAATCAACAAGGCCAACGTGTTTATGTCACAGAGGTTGTTGCTAGTAATTTCCAATTGCTAGAAAGTCGTAACAGTCAGCAAAATAATCAAGGCCATCAAGATCATCATGGCGGTTATCAACAACAGGGTTACAGCAACCAGGGCAGTTCTTTCCAAAACGGAAATAACACAGGGAACAATTTCCAAAATGGAAATAGTTACGGACAACAAGGTAGTTTCTTTGAGGGGAACACAACAAATCCAGTTCCTGATTTCACCCGTGATAACAATCCATTTGGCAGACCGACAAACCCATTGGATATCAGTGATGATGATTTGCCGTTTTAGAAAGAGGTGCTGAATGGAATTTATCAAAGTTAAAGTCGACTTACAATGCCCATTTTGTGGACACTGTAAAGTGGTTAAGGTAGGAGCGCATCGCAAGGCTATTACTTGCCCATCGTGTAAACAAGCTGTTTTCTTGTCGTGGGCAACTGGTATCGAGGGGGAAATTGATGAACATGGTTATTATTTCCATGCCGTCGAGCCTTTCAATATCCGCAAAATCAATCAAGAGTTTCAAGATGCCTTTGAGGATTCACCACCTAAACACTCTTTCACTATCAGAAATAAGATGAGAGGGTGATATAGTGCAGAAAATGATAGTATGGGCGTTGTTTGATAGTGGTAACGGCTCATATACTAAAGCTATCAACACGCTTAATAGTTCGGGGAGGGCGAATATTGAAGTATATCCGATTGGGATAGATATTGAAAACAAGAACAATCATTTTATCCCCCTAAACCTTGCTGATTACTCACGGCTATTTGGCGATAATAAGCTATTTGATACGCTTGACAAGCTACCACATCCAGATTTAATCATAGCAAGTCCACCTTGTGAAAGTTGGTCAAATGCTAGTGCGATGACAAATGGCAACGCTTGTTGGAAACGGGAAGATTTATCAGATAGTCTATTTGAACCTCAAATACCACCTAGTATGTTTACTATTCGAGCGAACAAAGACTATGAGGATGCGTACAATAATTATCGCTATGATAGGCAATTTATGAAACGTGTTAACGGTGAGCTATGCGCCTTTAATACCATTGAAATCATAAAGAGGTATCAGCCTAAGTATTGGATAATTGAAAACCCAGCAACAGGGAGACTATGGAAGTATATAGAAACTATTATAGGCTTTCCATTGCCCTATAAAAACCCAACAAGGTACAACAACTATGATTACCCTTTGCAAAAACCGACCAAATTTGCAAGCAATCTATTTCTAAATCTCAACAATGATATAAATCCAGCAGAAATTGAATGGGGTAATTTTTCTAAATCGTATAATGAACGGTCTAATATACCTCAAAAGTTACTTTTGGATATATTTCAGACAGTACTAAACCAATTTGAAAAGGAAACAGAAAAAAATGACAAAAATTGAAATCGTTATGGTACTTACAACTTTGATGTCTATCACATGGGCAGCGATTGTTACAATTCACACTATGCAAGCCATCAAAAAGCACAAGGCAAAAGTGGATTATTATCAGAAACCACAAGTGCAATGTGAGATTGCACGTCATGTACTTAAAAACAAATGGTACTCAGATGGAGGGGAGGTGTTTAGATGAAAGTATTTGATGGCGCTAAAATGCGTGCTATCCGTAAAGAGGCAGAGCTTACTCAGTATGATCTTGCCCCTATGGTTGGCATTAGTCAAAATCGAGTAAGTGACATTGAGAGAAATGTTACAACTCCAACAATTGAGGAAATCGAGGCATTTGCCGATGCTCTAAATACTCAAGTATCATCATTTTTAAGCAACGAGTCAGAAATTGAGGTTATTGCTAATACCTTTACAAAGAATACAAAGAAGAATGTGATAAGAAAAATATAA